GACAGTATGTTAATATGGTTCATGGTCCTGGTAGTTGGAATGAGATTCTACAACTACAAGCTAATATAAGGAAAGACAGAAAAGCTCAAATATATGCTCAAGAAGAACGTCGTAGAGAAATACTTAATGCTATAGGTATTATTGTTTTAGTTATTGCAATAGGTGGATTATGTGTAGGTGGGTTTATGATGGCTGTTGATATATTAGGACATCCATCATCTTGGTAAACGAGGAGCGTTAGCTCCTCGTTATGGTAGTTACTTATCTTCAGCAAGTTGCTTAAAGTAATCTTCTAAGTTATCATCATCAGCAGATGATGCAGACTCAGTTTTTACTGCAGTATCTGACGCAAAAACATCATTCCATTCACCGCTACTTTTAGATGACTCAGCAGTTACAGGACTAGTACTAGCTACTTCTTGAACAGGTTGTTCAGTAGAAGTATTAGTTACTTCTTTTAACCTTGCAGCTAACTCTTCATAAGTTTTAAATTGCTCAGGCGCAATTAACTCATGAACGTCATGTTGAGCTTCGAATACAGACTTAAGTTTATTATCATCATCTGATAAAGGAGCACCTTTTTCAAATTCAGATGAATCATAGTTCCAGTAACCTGCAACCATTTTAATCTTAATACGAAAGTTAGCACCTTCAATTAAGTCAAAAGGATTAATAGGTTGCTCATCTGCAAACTCAGGTTGCATTACACCCATAATCTTATCAAAGATCTTCTGACCAAATCTAAAGATCTTTACTGAACCCTCAGCTTGAGGATTATTAGGATCTTTAAGTACAAGAGCATTAGCATAGTATGAAGTTCTACGCTTTTGCTTTCTAGCAACTTCTTTATTAGATTCAATACCAGAATTCCATAGTACAGAATTATGCTCACTTACAGGATCTTTTTGACCAATAGTAGTTAGAGAGTTCTCAATATACCATTTACCAGTAGGACCTTGAAAGCCGTGATCATACATTCTTACCCAAGGAGTCTTACTTGAGTCTTTACCTGGAAGCAATCTAATAACTGCATAACCAGTACCATCTTGACCCATTTTAGGTTTCCAGATACGGTCGTCAGTTCTATTGTCTTGATTGCCTTGAAGGTCTTGTTTAAGGTTAGTCGTAAGTTTTTCAAAAGCAGACTTACGGTTCTGCATATAGTCTTCAAACGTCATATTCTTCTCCAGTTTCTCTGTTTCACGTTTTGTATCTCTTGAAAGTTTCAAGAGCCATATCATTATAATACTCAATATTTAAGAATTTTTTCACAAAAGGTGAATAATTTTTTACCTTAGTAATATGCTGCGGCCACAACATAGGTACTTTAATTAACTTTTCGTGATTATCAATAAATGAGTAAAACATGTCTATTAATATTATAGTCTCTAAACTGATTTTTTTCTTTATAGCTAAATCATGTATTAAAGGTATTTGAAAATCATCTTTAACAGCTACTAATTCAGGAGGTGAATATTGACTAGCTAAAAATTCCATTTCTTCTTGAAAAGTTTTAGGGAAGTTTTTTAACTTTGCTTTATAAAGTTCATAATCAGATTTACCCATATCTCTTATCCAACAATTTGGCTTATCAATAAAGTGAGCTACAAAGAACACCATCCATTCTTTTTGTGGTACTATCTTACCTAACTTTTCAAACGAAAAATAATCACTTCGTTTATTGTATGCATCTACACTAGCATTAACTTTACCTTGATATTTGAAATAATCATAGTTAGAGCTAAAATGTCTCTGTAAAGCCAAATACATTTGATAAGCTTGATAACCTGTTCGCGTCACACTAGTGTTCTTTTTTTATACTTTAGTTGATTTGAATTTAAAGCATCTCTTTCAATTTTTTCTTTAATGCTTTTGTTGAGTAGTCTCTTACAGTCTCTAGGATCAATATCATATTGATCACATACTTCTAGAGTAGCATCAATATAAGACAGTTTACTATCTTTAACCATTTCTTCGATAAGTACTGGAAATGATTTGCTATTCATTCCAAAATCTGAGTCTTTAATTTTCTTCAAAACCCTTCTCCCTTATTCTTCCTAGAGTTATATCACATAAACCAGCTAACCATTGATCAACTGAAGTTAAGTTCCTATCTCTATAATAGTCTCTAGTCATAGTTAGGATCTTTATTTTATCCTGAATACCTAATTCTGATTTTGTTTCGAAATTAGCAATATCTGTTGCTACTTTTTCAATATCAGAAGGGCTAATTAATGCTTCCATAATATTCCTCTATTCTTTCTTTTAACATGTTAGTATAATGAATAATATCTTTTTTAGTTAGTGTAAAGTTTTGAATAGAACCATCCTGTACTGATATTAAAATACTTATTTGTTCTGGCATTTCTTGAGTAATTTCTCTATATGCAATTAAGTAAAAACAACCTTGCATAAAATAATCTTCTATCCACTCAGTCTTTTTAGGTTTAGTAGAAGTTTTAAAATCTATAACTGTAAGCTTACCATCTAATTCAGCAATACAATCGACAGTACCAGCTACTTTTAGTATATGAGAAAATAAAGGAGTTTCTAAACACCTAACATTATCAATATGATCTAACTGTGGACGTATACTCCTAAAGAGTAACTCACCAGTAGTGTCAGCAGAAAGATCCAAAACCTCATTTGACAAGTAAGATTCACAAAGCTTATGCATCGACGTGCCACGTCTTGTAGCAGATATTGTAACTCTATTCGCGTGTTCCTCACCAACCCTTTTACGCCAGCGTAAAAGTGGACCTTTGTCTTTAGTTTTAGATAAGACAGTTGTAATGGAAGGATACGCACTCTCTCCATTAACTTCATATAATCTTCCTTCTTCACTATTTACTTGCTTAATCTTCGGAATATCTTTCCAAAGATGATTGAATTTTTTTGACGTCATCATTAGTTACTGTAGTACTTTTAAGTTCAAACATTGCATCTAAAAGTACATTCTCCATAATAGTTTTAAGTCCTCGCGCTCCAGTTTTTTGATCTTTAGCCAACTTAGCTATCGCTTCCAATCCTTCTTGAGTAAACTCTAGCTTTGCATCGGACTTTGCAAATAACTTTGTATATTGGTCTACTGGATTGTTCTTTACTTTAGTAAGAATATAAATTAAATCTTGAATAGTTAATTCATCTAAAGATGCAGTCAAAGGTATTCTACCTATTAATTCAGGAATAAAACCATATTCTTCTATATCTTGAGGACTACAATATTTTAATAAAGTAGAATTGTATTCATGCTCTTTTATATCAGCATTTACACCAATATTAGTAGTAGGTGCTACTTTTAATCTCTTGCCTATATTTTCTTCAAGACCTACAAATGCGCCGCCTACAATAAAGAATATATTAGTAGTATCAATTTGTATCTTCATTCTAGTTAGACCAGTGTTGCGTTCTACTTCAACCATAGTACCTTCCATAAGCTTAAGTAATGCTTGCTGTACACCTTCGCCGCCTACATCTCTTTGCTTACCACCGTTCCATCTTCTAGCTATCTTATCAAACTCATCTATAAAAATAATACCAGTTCCTGCTGCTTCAAACGCACCGTTAGCTGCAGCTATTAATCCATCTACTAAAGTTTCGACGTCTTTACCTACATAACCTGCTGCAGTTAAACTATTAGCATCAGCAATGTGATAAGGTACTTTCATGAACTCAGCTAATCTTTTTACAAGATAAGTTTTACCAGTACCAGTAGGACCTATAAGCATAACGTTAGTTTTATCTAACCTATCTTGAAACTTAGTATCTCTGTATATTAATAATCTTTTATAATGATTATGAGCTGCTACTGAAAGAACTTTTTTAGCTCTATCCTGACCCACTACATACTCGTTTAGATAATCGTATATCTCTTTAGGGGTAGGTAAAGTAAAATCTATAATTGCTGCTGATTCGTCGGCTAGCTCAACCTTTTCTCTAAGACCTTCTAACATATTAGTTAGAAACTCATTATCTTTCTTAATTAACATACTCATATTAAGTGATCTACGCCTTTTGCTCTAGGATGCTTTTTCTTCATCTCTTTTAATCTATCTTTAAAACCACCTGGTAACTTACCACCTTCAGTAGTTACACCACTGATAAATTTTGCTGTAGTAAGTAATTTTTGTATTTGTGGGTTCTCTTCAAGATATTTTTCACAATCTGTAAACGTAGTAAAAAATTCTGTAAACTCTTTATCAGTTTCTTTATTTCTAAAATTATATGTTGGCATTAATCCTGCTCTTTATCTGATAGAATCTTTCTACATAACTCATCATAGAAAGTCTTAAATTCCATCTGGTGTTTAAATAGCATAGGTTTACTGTCTATAAGATTAGATAGTTTATTCCATGCTTTTTGTGCTGCTCCTAGAGCTGCTTTAGAATACATGTATTGCTCCATAATAACTATCTCCTATTCGATTAAATAAGTTATAATATTTATAGGATTGAAATGGCCGAAAAACGTATAACATTGCAGCAAACCCGTCGAAGTAATCGTATTGATGAGGCTCAAAAACCTCTAGATAAAAATATTATAGTCGATAAGTATAAAAATTTAGCTAGAAAAGCAAATATTTCTAGAGGAACAAAAGAATCTATTGATTGGTTTAGAAATAGATTAAGAAAAGATAGTAGGAATAAAGGGTTTGATAGAGTATCAAATGGGTTTAAGACTGTTGAAAGACCAAGAATAGGTAGTATGGTCATGTATCAATATGACCCTAAATGGAAAAAAAGATTACCATATTATGATACTCAACCTTTAATTATATTATTAGAAAGAACTAGAGATGGGTGGTATGGAATTAACATGCATTATTTACCTCCAAAAATAAGAGCAGATATATTAATTGAAGTTGGTTGGACAAGAAGAGTAGCATTAGATAAAATTGCTAGAAAATTACAACAGAGTCAATATTTACAACATGCATGTAAAAGATATTTGAGTAGTCAAATGGTTAGCCAAATGTCAGTTATACCTAGACAAGAATGGGAAATTGTAATACAGTTACCTTTCGAAGCTTTTGAAAAGTCGACGGTACAACAGGTTTGGAGAAAGGCACGTACATGAGCTTACAATTAATGAAAACGTCTATTTTTAACGACACGGGAGTAGCAAGAGGTAATAAATTTATAGCAAATGTATATTTACCTAACGCAAAAACTAGTCAAGGAAGAGGGCTTATTGGAGCTTTATTTGGTGGTAGGAGTTCTACTTTAAACATTCCTGGTATTTTTACTGGTACACCAGGACTTAATATTGATGTTGCACAGCCTATTAGAAATCTTATATCGAATCAATCAGTAGCTAAATTTGCAAATAAATTAGGAAGACCTATTTCAGGATTTATATTTCAAAATCTTATAGGTAGAGGAGAACAATTATCTTTATTTTGTATGGGTGCAGAGATTCCATCTAGAGACGTTGAAGCTTTTGAGCATAAACATTATGGAGAAAGAAGACAGATTGGTTTTAATCATGTACATCCTCAATTAACATTACAATATTATTGTGCTGAAGATTTAAGAGAGAGAAGATTTTTTGAAGAATGGCAAAATATGGTATTTGATCCTGAAACTAAAGGTGTTGGTTATTACAAAGAATATACAGGAAGAGTAGAAGTACAACAATGGGATTATGGATTAACTAAAAAAATGGCTGAATATAGATTTGAAGAAGCTTATGTTACTAATATCGGAAACCTTACTTACGACTATAACAATAGTGACGTTCAAAGAATATCAATTAGTTTTAATTTTAGAAAATATACAAGGACTTTATAATGAGAGTTACACCAGTAACAGCGACAACTAACTACAGAGACAGAAAGAAAAGACATGGACAATATTGGAAATATAAGCTCAATGAGTCTAGAGATTACTGCTTTTATACTACCATGGATAGGTATTATCACATCAGTGATAATAGCGATATGGCTAAAAGACTTCGCTACGAACGCTGCCAAAGGTTGGGCGTTCAAAAGTAATCAATCGTTCAATGAGGGCGATCATATAATTCTAGATGGTAAAGATGCTATAATTGTTAAGATAGGTTTATCACAAACTGTATTCGGTGTATATACTGAAAAGGGTTATACCTGGAGATATATTGCGAATGACAGATTAGCTACTCAAAAAATAGAAAAGATTATTAATAAAGACTTACACCTAGATAGTGATGCAACTAAAGGTAAAAGAATAAAAGAATTAATTGCAGCTTCTCAAGCATCTCAAGATGCTGTTATTCAATCTAATGCAGAAAAGATTAGAGAGAATCAAGAGAAAATTGATAAGGCGTTTAAAGATGGAAATTAATTATAAGAGAACTCCTGTAGATATACATAGATCTCCATATGTTGATCAAATATGGATTACAGGAATGTCTTATTCAGAATATAAAAAGTTTTTAACTGTTATTAAGTTAGATAAAGAAACTATTGCTGATTATATCTTAGAAATAGTAGGTAATAATAGTGATTTAAAAAATATTCATATTCAATCAAATATTGTAATTCAATATACATTTGGTAAAATATTAGAACTTACTGTTGGTTCATTAAAGACTAAAATAAGAGATTCAGAAGACGAGCATGAAAATATTATTAAATGTGATAATATAGCTTTTGAAACAGAACATCATTACTTTAAAGAAGACTTTACTGATAGTGATGAAATAGATACATTATCTAAATCGATAACAAGAATTTATACTGATAGCGATAGTACTGCTAGTAGTCTTGATATTAAAAAGGTTTTGTATGATTTAACTCCCTTAGATATTACTTATCTTAAGACATCTAAGACTGGAGTATATATAGATGGTTATGAATTTAAAGAGTTCATAAAAAACTATACAAATATAATATGAGGAAAAAATGGGCGCGATAAAAAATATTAAGCTTGCTCAGCCAGAGTACAGCGATGTAGTTCCTTCATCTAAAGAAAAATTTACATATAGACCTTTTAGAGTAGCTGAAGAAAAAATACTTCTTGTTGCAGCTGAATCAAAAGACTCAGTTCAAATGGCTACAGCTATGAAAAATATTATTAGTTCATGTACAGGTTTAGATGCTGAAAATTTAACTTTTTATGATATTGAGTATCTTTTTACTAAGATAAGATCTAAATCAGTTGGTGAATCAGTTAATGTTACGATAAAATGTAATAAATGTGAAGGTGACAATCAAATAGAGATACAACTTGATACTGTGTATGTTCAAGAAAACGAAGAGTTCAAACCTGAAATTGTTATAAGTGATGAATTAGTTTTTGTTATGCATCCTCCTAAAATTGATATGCTACATTCTTTTAAAGAAGAAAGAAGCGAAGTTGATAATGTTATTGAGATATTCACTAACACTATTGCTCAAATTCAAAATAACGGTGAAATTATTGATGTTACAGAAACTGATAAGGATGATTTAAGAGACCTTTTAAATCAATTAAACTCTGATCAATTCGTAACTTTGAATAATTATTATGAGTCAATACCAAAAGCTCATATTGATTATGAATTTGAATGTACTCACTGTAAGCATATAAATAAAGAGAGTTTGACGGGTATGCAAAGTTTTTTTTAGTTAACCTCGCCCACATCAACTTGGTAACATTTATGAAAAATGTTTTTGCGTGTGTACAGTTTCATAAATGGTCATTTGAAGAGATAGAAATGATGTTACCGTGGGAGAGGGATGTATACTTTCATATGTTAGAAACGCACGTTAAAGAAGAGAACCAACGCTTAGAGAGGGAAGCAAAGCAAAGTGGCAGATAAAACCGAAGCACAGTCCTTACAAGAAATAGTTAGAATACTTAAAGAGCAGAATTATCAAAACTCTAAAAAAGATACTAACGAAACTGCTGAAAAAAGAAGGAGTGGGTCATCTAAACCTTCTTTTGATAAACTAGCAGGTAATGCGTCGACTGCATTAGGTAAAGGTTTTAATATAACTATGAATGCTACTTTCAAAGGTATGGCAGTTGCCTTTGATAAAGCTCTCAACAGAGCTGCTTCCCCTGAAAAGTTAGCTGCACAAAAAGAAACAAGAGACAAGTTAGCTGATACTGTTAAAAAGTTATCTGAAAAACTTGAGAGATTACAGTCTCCTGATCCTAGAGATGATAAGGGTAGATTTTTATCTGCTGATGCAGCTAGTAAAGAAGCTGATATTACTAAAAAAGATTTACAAGCACAAACTGCAAAGTTAAAAGCATCTCCTACTGGCGATACTGCTGGTGATACAGCTCAAAGACAGAAGAAAAGAGATGCAGTATTTGAAACTTTAAAAAAGACTAGCTTAGGTATTCAAAAAACATTTTCTAAAATTGGTGACTTAACAGGTATTACTAAAGCACTTAAAGGTATACAAGACACTTTTAAAACTGCTATTCTAGGAGGCGCTGCAGCTTTTGCAGCTATATCATTTTTAGAAGGATTAAAAAAAGCTTCTGAATGGTTTGGTGAAAATGCTTCATTTGGAGAGATACTTATATCAGGTCTTACTAGAGTTATTGGTAACATTTTAGGTTATGACGAAGAAGAACAAAAAGCTTTAGCTATAAAAATTAAGAATTTCTTTACTGGTATTGGTGATTTTTTTGAAAGAACTTTTAAAAGTATAAAAAAAGTATTTGAAGCTGATGGTATATTAGGTAAGATAAAAGCTTTTGTAAAAGAGTTTCCTATTTTATCAGCTATTTTAGTTGCTTTTTTAGCTTTGCCTTTACTTAAAGTATTAGGTATGGTAGGAGCAGTAGGTCTTCTTTTAGGTAAGTTTATGAAAAGAGGTAAAGACTTAAGCACTAAATTAACTAAGTCTAATCCTAAACCAAATGTAAATACAAAACCAAAACCAAACATTAAACAATATCCTGCCGGCACTACAATTGATGGTAAAAAAGT